GAACTGAGTCAAATGAATACCAATCACCGGTTGTGTCTGTACGCTTAATAATCACAAATTTTGGTCTAAACCCCGTATACACAAACGGCCCATCAGTCGAACCATTACCCGTGTAGCTACCAAACGCTGAGTATCCTGCTATGGGTGTCCAGCAGTAGGCAACGTAAGTATTTCCGCTTGAATTAACGTCTACGCTATTACCAATTGTAAAGACAGACGATGTTGGCTGAACTACAGACGTGTTGTTTCCAAACCGAGTTGCTGCACCGCTTGTTTCAGCCGCAAATGTTTCGTTCAAATAAATGTAAGCATTTGATGTTGATACATGAAACACCGTCCATCTTTGAGCTGAAGACCTTGCTTTTACAACAATAAATTGAGGCGTTACACCAAGACCATGCCCAATAGTTGCTGTCGTTCCGTTTGCCGTATACGTCACCACACTAAACCCAGCACTAGCATTAACGCTCACAGTCGATGTGATTGTGCCGTTGGTGTTAGAGGATGTTGTACCTTGCCCTGCTTGCCATTGCCAGCCGACATAGGTTTCTGTATTTCCGTTAACAGAACGGATGGATGTATTACCAACTTCTAAACTAAAACCGTTAGAGTTAAACGCAGATACCTTTCCTGCTACGTTTGATGCGCTTGCCAACTCCGCATCGGTTTGGTTAGAAGATAATTGATTTCCCGCACCACGCACTGAGTCAAACAGCACGTTCCAATAACCAGACGTAGAACGGTTTTTAGCCCATACTAGATCAGGTTTAAATCCGGCTGAATTGGTAATAGACCGTGGGCTTGATCCATCGCCCGTCCACAACGTAGCATCCATCACCGTATTGCCCTTGACAAGAGTAGCTGTCGGCAAGTTAAATGTGTTCAGGGCTACAAAGCCTGTTGGTGGTGTGTAGGTGAAGGGGCGTTGACCGAAGTTGATGTTGTTAAAGTATGTAACGCCCGCGCCAGCATTATCACAAGACATTGTAGGAATCCAACTAAAGCCTGTTCCAGAACTATAGAGCGTTCCTTGGCTTGAGTTGTTTTTGTAGCAAACTAAAGTACCAGCAGTTGCGTCATACGCAAGACCAATTACATCGCCAGAGGTATAACTAGCTCCGTAAGCAGAACTAGTAGCGTCGATAACTTTTTGACCGTCATTGCGATAATACACGCCCGTGCTTTTAGACACGGATTGTTGGTTTTCTTTTGTTATACCTAAGAATGTAGAAGTAGATGGAAAGTTGCTACCTATCGTAATTTCCCAATAATACTTTCCAGAAGTCATTGACATGGTAGCCATGCCGACTTTATTTTGGTTGTCTGCCGCCGAACCCCAATTGAGGTTGCCTGCTTGCATTGTGGCGATATTCCAACTAGATGCTAACTGCGCAGCCAATGGATTTCCTACAGCAAAGTTAGCCGCCGTAGCACTTGTAAGTGTTGGCACATCGGTCATTGAGTCGTATGTAACGCCAGCCGTAATGCTGATGTTGTTTGGTGTCCAGTTGTTACCGTTGCCGCTAAAGTCTTTGCCGATGGTCGTAGCTGTCGCACCAGAGTTGTCAGTAAACGGTAGATAGAATCCGTTTGTGCCGTATGTGCCTGTATATTTCGCAGGTTGCCATACGCCTGTTAGTGCGTTGGTTGAACCAAATGATGAGGGGGTGAGGGCTTGACCGGTTACATAATTTATTTCTGTTTGGTATCCATCAAAATTTAAAGCGGCAGCAGGTCTGTATAAGCCAATATAGGTTTCTTGCCCGTTAACCATATTGTTTAACGAACCGCCATTTTGCGTATTTGTGCTTAAAGCCGTTACTTGTGTTCCATTGACATAAAGTTTTGCCGTTGTTAAATCATAAGAAGCAACAATGTGATACCAAGCCGATGGGTCTCTAAAGACTTGTGAAGTTACAAGCTGAAACCTTAAATTTGACCCTGCGTTATATGCCTCAAATACCATAGCATTTGAAGAATTAAAATACATTACCCAAAAATCAACTGAACCAGTTGGAGAAGAACCTTGTATTGTTTGAGTTGCTCCATCTAAAGCACCACGCTTAACCCACGTTGATATAGTAAAAGACCCTGACGTAGTTGCGCTAGGCGTTCTACTAAGATAAGCAGTTGCAGACTTACGAAACCGCAGCGAGCGTGTGAGGTTGTAGCCTGTGGATGCAGAGTTACCGGCAATAACAAAGCTCATTACGCCACCGCCTGTGAGATGCCTTGTTGATAGAGGTTTGTGCCATCAGAGCGGAAAGTAAAATAGTCTTTTGCCCCAGCGGCTGTCGACAATGTTGGTGCTGTGCCCGCTGCCCACTTAAACACCGAGTTCCAGGTCAGCGTGTTGCTACCGGCGTTCTGAATAACAGCTAATGCGTAGAACGCACCGTTTTTCAAGTTCGTAGGCGCACCCATCGTTCTATTTGACGATACAAACGTAAACGTAGCGACCTGGTTGTTTGTATCCCAAGCTACAGTCGCAGCATCAGTCAAAGCTGTGTTTGCTGCCCAACCAACTGTGACTTTAACTTCAGCAGGTGTTGTCACACCAAGCGACATATTGTTAATTGTGCTTGCTGTAGCTGGGTTAAGTGTGACTGTACCCGTGCCTGTCGGAGCAATAGACACCGCAGCGTTAGCTGGGTTTATGTTTATCGCCACATCAACAGACACGTTGCTGCCACCACCACTACCCCATTGAAGTTGTGCTACGCCGCTTGAGTTTCGTAACGCACCGCCGGCTGAGTTAACCGCATCAAAATACGGACTTACAAATTTTGTAGTCGCCGTAATTGTTGTGCCTGTCACGGCCGCAGCCGTTGTGCCACCAATAGCAGGAGGGGCTGACAAATCAAGCGTGCCGCCAAGCGTTAAGTTGCCGCTTGATGTAACTGTGCCAGTAAGGGTCAAACCGTTAACTGTGCCTGTGCCACCAACAGAAGTGACTGTGCCCGTAGTTGGCGTTGCCCAAGAAGGCACGCCCGCTGCCAAGGTCAATACTTGACCGTTAGAGCCCGCGGCCAAGAACGCTGTTGTATCGGCAGCGCTTTGGTAAGGTAACGATCCTGTCGCACCGCCCGCAATGCTTGTTGCTTTAGCGACTGCCGTTGTGCCAATTACAGCAACAACTTCCGAAGCACTGGCTGCGGTCATAGCAGATGTGCCGTTACCGTACACAAGGCCTGTCAATGTAACCGCACCCGTACCACCGTTAGCCACACCAAGTGTGCCGCCAAGTGTCAATGTGCCTGATGCTGTAATGGGGCCACCGGTCAAAGTCAGACCAGTTGTACCACCTGAGCCATCAACTGAGGTGACTGTACCCACACCGGCTACAGATTGCCAGGTTGGAGCAGACGCACCGTTAGACGTCAACACTTGACCAGCGGTGCCTGTTGCGCCGTTAGCGGACAGTGTCGAGTTAAAGCGAAGTGTTGTAAAGATACCGGCCGCAGGGTTAGACGCACCAATAGTTAGACCGTTGGCCGTGCCGCCCGTAATAGTTACCGAGTCAGAGCTTTGGGTAGACATCGTACCCAAACCGGTGATAGCGGTATTGGGGATTGTGGCACTTGCTGTCATTGCAGACGTGCCGTTACCAATTACGTAACCCGTAAGCGTTGCAGCACCTGTGCCGCCCGAGGGGACAGGAATAGCAGAACTCAAACCAGTAATTGTGCCGCCAGTTATAGACACGGCGCTGGCATTCTGGGTGGACATCGTGCCCAGACCCGTAATGTCGGTGTTAGGAATTGTGCTAGATGCCGTCATGGCTGATGTGCCGTTGCCCTTGACGTAACCCGTCAAAGTTACAGCACCCGTGCCACCGTAGGGCACAGTAATAGTCGAGCCGTTCCAAGCACCAGCCAAGACTGCACCGGTAAGCGTGATATTACGGAATGTTGCATCGCCTGACGAATCTTTAAGCGACATTGTGCCGTTTGCGGCTGGCACAGTGATTAGAAAGGTATCCGCCGAGTTGGTTGACTCTAAAGTGGTCGTGCCGCCTAATACGGCATTAAAAATTAAGCGGCTCATGGCGATTCCTATTCGTAAATAACTGTGGCTTTGACCGTGCCACCTATCGCAACATTGAGGCCTTTATTGGCAAACGCGCCATCGACACCAAGTGGGTAAAAAGTAGCCGCAACGGGAGTAAAGGTAGCCAACAGCACTTTAGTTGTGCCACCGTTAGCCTCATCATAAACCGTAATTGTAGGCGTGCTAGAAGCTGCGCTTACAAAAACGCCTTTGATCTTGCCGGCGCCGTTTTTGATTTGTGTGGTTGCTTCAATATACGTGTAATTTGCCATGATGCGCCTTAGGAAAGGAAGCGAAGCTTATATAATGTGGAAAGGTACAGTTCAACAATGCCGTCAATCAGATTTTGAAGCGGTGTGTCAGTCTTTTCACAGACCTCATACCGACATTTCTCAATCTCTTCAAGTTGATTCTCAAGAAACTCAACGACATTGGTTGTCTTCTTAGCAGATTGTAGTCCGATTGGACCAATTAAACCATGTCTGCCTTGATAAGCTTCAGCAAAACTATCAGCTAGATCAATGATGTTCTCATAGAACTTTTGCAGTGCTTTATGCTTGGCATACGAACGCGTGTTCAAGTGAACAGAATGTGTAACATCGCGTGCTAGAAACATCATACCTACGAATTCAGCGCATTTCATTGTGGTGGCATCCCTTCAGGTGGCATCATGGGTTGTTCTGGCGGAGGCATCTGCTGTTCCATTGGCATTTCAAATGATTCACGCTCAGGCGCACCGCCAATCAGATCACCAGTATCTAGTGCTGCGGCAATAGTGCCTCGCACGATGTCTTGAATCTGCTCGAAGGTCATGCCAGCTTGAACTGCCGAGATACGTTTGGTTTCAGCGTCAAACGCTTTAATTTGCGCCTCGTAGTCTTTACGCTCCAAGTCCTGCACTTCAATCGACTTAGACACGTTCTGAAGCATAGTGTGCATCTGCTCCATTTCCTGAGCCATGCCCTGCATCTGCTGTTCGGCAGCCTGCAACGCTGGGTCTTTGTCGCCGTCTTCCATAAGCTTAGGATCAATGGTCTTGGCAAACCGCTTGGCCATCTCTTGAGCACCAGGCCAATCCATGTTCTTGATGAACAAGTCACCGGCCACTGCCCAAAGCTGTGGGTTGCCTTGCAACAGTTGAGCCATAGCTTCCAAAGCTTCCTGACGCTTGGTCATGTAGCTCGGACCAGTTGTTACCATGACGTCGTACTTCCCAACGCCTGGGTTATAGATTTTTTCTATCACAATACCGGTTTGGTCAACAATTTTCTTAACCGGCTCTTGCTGCATTGGGTTGATCTTGACGGTGCTTACCTCGCCATCCTCACCAATGATGCGCGCGATGCGCTCGGTGTCGTAAATTTTAGGCACCAGGTTAATGATTTGACGCGTAATGTAGCGCACAGCGCGGGCGTAGTTATCAACATAGTGATACGTGCCACGGTCTGTCTGACGCTCGCGTGCCAAAATGGCTTTACCCGAACGCTCGTTAGACACTTGACCTAAACTTGAGTCATACTGACCAGTGGTCGCCTTAATGTCCTCAGAGGCGCCCATTTTGGCCTGTATAAGCCCCGTTTGAGCCATCGGAGGTAGCGCACGTTGCGGCAGTGGGAGCGGGCCGCCTTGGCCGTCTGTGACGTCTGGATTGACCTCTAAGTATGGCCAATTGGTCGTGTTAGCAGTCTTCCATTGTTGTTCGTAGCCTTCAAACTGGCCGCCGTACCCGATAAACGGTGCTTTTGGCGCCAAGGCAAGCATCTCAGCTTCTTGGCTAACCCAATAGTTGTACATACGCTGTGCATCTTTAGCGTTACGCACAATGCCCGACAGGTATAAACGCCCGTCGATCTCAAATTCGTTACCAATGACGCGCACAACGGGAATCCAATCGCCTGCCCAATCTTGCTCTTGAAGGACCTCAAAACCGTTAATTTTGCACCACTTGACCTTCTTAATGTCCACCGCGCGCGAGCGGATCGGCTTCATGCCGCGCATGGCCATTTCGGCATCTTCTGCCGAGCCCGCAAACGCTGTGACGTTGCCGTAGTACAGGTTTAACGTGGCTTTTTCGTGCTTGATGTAGAAGTACTCCGCGATGCGGACGGTGTCTTCGTTGATCCACGCGGAGAGCGACTGGTCGCCGACACCTTGCTGCTGGAGCGAGGAGTGCGGGAGCGCGTCGGGGAACTGACGCTCGTACTCTTCTTTGGTGATGTCTTCGCAGATGAAGCACCAGTTCGCGTCCGCACCGCAGGGGTCTTGGATGGTGGGGTCCATATAAACAGAAAACGAATTGCGGACCCGACCGATCTTAATATCTTGGTTAAAACTGTCATCGTCGCAGTACTCCGTCAGCAGTCGGATGTAGCCTTCGCCATAAGCGACTTGGTTTTCACACGCGGTGTCGTACGCAACATCAGCGTCTGACAGGTATTCGATATGGCGTACCATACCGTTGAAAATCTCAGCTACTTCAACGTCCGCTTTGTCATCCACAGGGATAACTTTACCGCTTGGACGGTTCTGGCGTTGATCGTTGGTGATCTCTCGTACGTGCTGGGGGAGCTTGTTAATAGTCAGACAAGGACGTGCGTTAATCGTCTGCCCTTGCACGGCGCCGCGGGTCGCCAACACATCGGCGGGCCAGTGATATTGGTTATCCGGACTTCCAGCAAAAAATCTTAAATCGTCTAATTCGTCTTCGCGACTTTCAGAAAAAGCAGCAATGGCCATTTTTAACCGATCTCGGGCGGTCGACAATAAATCTTGGTTTTCTTTCTTAGCCATTGAATCGGTTTCCTTTCCGTACGTTGTCCGCACCAGAAATTACTTGTAAATTCCACGGTACATGGAGTCCGGAAACAATTTTACCTCGTAATGGTACGATGTGGTCAACATGATAGTCAAGCCTTGCGCGGCGCAACGCCGAACAATAATCGTACACACCTTCCATTTCGGCCAATTGCCCTAAATTTAACCAAGCTGGCATTCTGCTGTCTTTAGCTTGGCGGTAATTTGAAGTCCACAAATTACGCCGCGCAGGATTTTCGCGGTTGCGCTTTAATTGCAACGCTTTTACTTTGTCTGGATTACGTTTAGACCAGCCTTGGTTAATTACGTTGTATTTTTCTGGCTTTTTAGCTTTTGATTTTGCAATCGCTAAATCGCCACAAACAACGCAAGTTTTATTGGCTGTTTTTCGTTCTGCAACGTGGCCGTGGACACAAGATTTACCAGTAAAGTAGCGAGTTAGCCCTTGGGCTTTCGCTTCTTGTCTGGTAATTATGTTCATACTAGCCCTATGACATCTTTGTCTTTCATAACTACGCAGTCTTCGTAAGTCTGATCAATCGTGCCACTATACATGACATGGTCGCCCACCGACACCATTAGCGGTCGGCTTGAGCCTTTTTTGCCTGGACCGACTGCCACAACCGTGCCGGTACGCATATCTTCTTCAGGCAAAATCAATAACCCGCTTTGGATGAACGGGTCGGGTTTAACTACGATGTTATCGTTTAGTGGCTTTAGCATTTTGTTTAACAGAGTAGGCGATGGCCACGGCTTGCTTGATAGGCTTGCCGGCTTTAACTTCCGCTTTAACATTAGCGCGGAAAGCTTCTTTTGTAGGTGACTTCTTTAAAGGCATACTATTTCTTCTTCGCAGTCTTTGCCGATTGCTTGAAATCTTTAGCAGTTGGCGCGTTTTTGCTGCCGACTTTATTCATGCGTTCGCCAGAACCCGCGGCAATACGCTCGCGTTTGGCGTGAATATTTGCATAGAGTCCAGGTTTTGTAGCCATGATTAACACTTCCATCGTTTAAGAGAAGCCTTAGCACGTTCGCCGTTCTCAGCCTTAGCCGCAACCGCACCCATTCTTGCACAAAAAGACGCTTTGCGTCCCGCATCTGCTTTAGTCTTTGGATTTGGAGCTGGTGCCTTAAGATTACTACCAGTAGCGGCGTTGTATTTCTCGCGACCTTTGGCGGTCAGTCCAGCGCCCTGCTTAACAGATAGCTTTTCGCCCCGCCCAACAGATAATGACACGGATTTCTTTGCCATTACGCCCCCATCCATGAAGTTAGTACTCCGCTTGCAGAATACCCCCTGCGTGGGGTCTTGTCAACAGTTTCACGATGCGCCATCGGGAAGGCAAAGGTCACACATATTGCGTCTGCGGCGTCTGGTGAGGCCAAGCCGCGAGCCCGCATATCCTTTTTGCTCTCTAAGAAGATCGTGCCCTTAGAGTCAGGCTTCATCATGGGCGAAATAAGGTCGCTCTTAAGCATTCTGTCTGACGGAATAGAGGCGGACTTCAACCATTCACGCATCGAGCCCCACATCTCTGCCCGTTTGTTGCCGTACATGAGCGGGTTCTTGGATTTATTGCCAAAGTTCACACCCCGAATCTTGTAGCGCTGCTCTTTCAAGCGATCCACCACCCCTCCACCCACGCCGCCCTCGTCAATTACGACCATTGCGGGTGAGTATTCTTCAATCGCTTCAATAATGTGGCCGACTACCGTCATCGTGTCGTCCCCCCGATAGCGTTTGATGTCAATAATGTCTCGCCCTTGCCGCACTGCGATGACCGTCGCATCCGCCCCGAACCGTGCGGGGTCCACGCCCAACACAATGGGTGCTGACTGATCCTTGTAGCGGGGGCGCTTCATGGCGTCATCCACCGTCTGCGCCGAGATGAACTGATCATCGCTCGCGTTCGGAAACTCACCATAGACTTCTACGTGCGCCTGACTTGAGTCCGGCCCATATTCGTCAATAATCTGCTGATAGACCGCCTTGTCTGTGCCCTCGACTGTCCTCGCGTCGACCACCTGTGTGCGCCAGAACTCACGCTTAGCGTGAAAGCACTCGTAGAAGTAGCCCGAGTTACGCCTCGGGTTTGAGAACGCCAACCAAAAGCGGTTCGGTGTGTTTTCAGTGAAGAACCCAGAGGTCACCGCCCAGATGGCATCATCAATACCGCTTGCTTCGTCAAAAATGACCATCACACCGTCGTAGTTGTGGACTCCCGCATACGCGTCCGGATTCTCGCTTGACCAGAGTCTGCCTTCCACCGACCAGTAGCGTGTGCCTTTCTTTAAGTCGCGCTCGACCAGTTCTGTTAGCCATTTGGCGGGCATAAGTCTGGTGGCTGACACCTCAAACCAATGGCTGTTAATCGCCATCGCCAACCATTTAGTAATCTCAGCCCAAGTGACTGACCTGAGCTGACTCTCAGAGTTGGCCGATATGATGGTCGTTGACCCAATCCTGGTGGACAGCATCCAGATCGTAATCCAACTAACAAGTGCTGACTTGCCAATACCGCGCCCCGAGCTCACCGATTGGCGTAGCGTGTCAAAGTCAACCTTGCCCTTGTTCTGCGCGATGTGGTCGCCGATCTGCTGGAGCACGACCCGTTGCCATTTGCGTGGCCCCGAGAAATGCTCCAGAGGCGTACCCTTGACGCCCCACGGGAAGACAAACAAAACGAAAGCCAGTGGATCATCCTTAATTGATGCAGACCAGAGGCGACTCATAAGAGTCATTTCTTCTTGGGGACTGTAGACGGTGTTTTGCATGAGTGGATTGTAAATGAAAGTGATGTTGAAGCAATAATAAAAAAAATAAAAATTGTTTGTGATCCCTGCGTAGACTAGGACCTGTCGGCCAGGGCCCTACCCCCCCCATTCAAGATTTTTTTAGCCTTTCTTGTGCGTGCGCCTGGCGTTCGGCCGCAGCGCTATGTTGCAACGCACAACGATATTAAGTATAAATTAGCTGTGTTGCAGCGCAACATTGTGCAACGCAACATATTGCAATGCAACATTGTGCGATGCAACAATGCATTGTGCAATGCAACAAGATGCAATAGGGTTTGGCTATTGATTGTGCTGGAACGATAAATATATATTTGATTAAATATGTGCACAATGTGCTTTTTTGTGAGATGATATGTTTTCCTAAACTGATTTATCAACCCAAGGAAATATCATGATAGAAAAAACACTAATCGCCATTGCATCGCTTTGCGGGTTAATTATTGTCGTTGCTGAAATTGTGAGATCGCTATGAAAATTTATCGTGCTAATTATGAATCCCGAAATTTTTCTTTTGAAGCGTACGGCAAGACAAAAGAAAATGCTAAAGCTTCGTTAATGATTGGTTTGCTGCGGCATATGCATCAATATGATCTTGATCCCGATTGGTATTACGAAGACGATATTTCAGTAGTTGGATATCAATTAGACACTCCCTATCGTGATTACAGCATTATTAAAGGTGAATAACATGGTTAAAATTTCCATTACTTCCAAACTAGACGGCATTCGCTCGTGGTCGTTACAGGCCTTGGATACGTGCCCAGGTTCCGTTGCAGCGCCCGGTGAGTTAGTTGACGCGTGTCGCGGATGCTACGCGACGACGGGCAATTATCGCTTTAAAAACGTCAAGGCACCACGCGAGCACAATAAAACCGACTGGCAGCGCTTGGAATGGGCCGACGACATGGTCCAAGCTTTGCAAAACGATCGCTATTTTCGCTGGTTTGACTCTGGCGATATGTATGCGCTTGGTTTGGCGGAAAAGATGCTAGATGTAATGAAACGCACGCCTTGGGTGCAACATTGGCTCCCCACGCGTATGCATAAATTTCCCAAATTTGAAATGGTGCTTTATGCAATGATGCGCTTGCCTAATGTTAGCGTGCGCTTTAGCTCTGATTCTGTCACCGGCCAATATACAAAGGGTTTGCATGGGTCCGTCATTATCCCGACGGCCGCGGACGTTAAAAAGGGTATGACACTCTGTCGCGCATACGAAAACGCGGGCAAATGCTCGGGTTGTCGCGCTTGCTACGATAAAAAAGTAAAGACTATTGCCTACCCTGCGCATGGCGTAACCATGCACAAAGTAATCCGAATTTTAAAGGCCGCATGATGACAAATCAACAAATTATCGATTTATTCGACAGCACTAACATAACCTTGGCCGAGTTATCGGTCATCACCGGCAAGCCGGTAAATTATCTTAAAAAGCTTTTGATGGGGCAATTATGAACAAACCACACGTTTACAAACTAACTGGCTTGGCCAAAGTAACTATTGAAGTTATCGCCACCGACGAAAATTCGGCCATTAAACAATTCGACGACGCGCAGTTATCGGATTTTACTTTTAAGGAAATTGAGCTAATCGAGCTCGAGGATGACGGAGAGCACTATGCAGATTAAATACACCAACGGGCAACCCGTTCAGCATGGGGACATTGTCCACATCAAGAACAAACCATACACTGTCGATTCATGCGACGTTAAATCAGGCTATGTTTACGTGCGCAGCATGAGCGAATCACGAACCCTGCGCCCTTTTTATCCAAAAGACATAGGTGCACAATGGGATAACGTGCATCCCTTGTTTAAAGGGCTATTGCCACTATGACCTATTCATTAATTATTGGAGCTGTATTGCTTCTTTTAATACTTACCTTCGACCTATAAAAACATACCCCTAGAATCGATTTAAACCCGCTTAGGCGGGTTTTTTTATTGTGGCCTTACCATTGACGTGTATTTCTATTAAAATTGTTTATAACGTCTTGAATTAAAATATCAAATTACTTAGGGGTTAAGGTTATGGAACGCGCAAAGACGGCACAGGATAAGTATAGCTATGAGGGCAAGCTTAGGCGCCTAGGTAGTCATAACATCGAATACACCATTCGGGAAGTGTGGCCAACCATGCTAGAACGCATCACAGAGGGCAAAAGCCTAATGAGTGCCACCAAAGAAGCCAAGATGTCCTATGCCACTGCCATGTACCAATTACGCAATAATCCTGAATTGCAGAAAAGGTATCGCTCGGCCATTGAGGAAAGGGGCGACTATCTAGCAGATGAACTGGTCGACCTATCGGACGAAATGCCACCGGCCGACCTGGACCCTCAATTAATCAACGCTTGGGTCAATCGTCAGCGCCTACGTATTGATGCCAGAAAGTGGACAGCTGCCAAGCTGCGCCCCAAACAATGGGGCGATAGGGTTGACGTATCGGTTACTCATACTCAGATATCCATTACCCAAGCTTTGGAAAGTGCTGAGGCTCGGTTAATAGAAAATAACGACATAACCGACATTGAAATTAACC